TCTGAAATGTCGTGAGGGTTGGCTGATTCCAACTCAATACATTCCACACATGGGTCTGAATCAGTAATCCAGTTGAACCCGACTGCACCGTTCTCCGAAGCAACATCTTGAGCTGCTAACTGGTAAGCACGGTTTGTTTCTGTTTCTGCGATTATGTCTGCACGACCTGGGTCGTTTATGATTGCGTCTACCGCTGCCGTAATGGTGTCGTGTGCATCGCCGTTGGCAACGCCGTCACTAATTGCTGTGTAGATTCGGCTCTGAGTCGTGTCGTTAATTCCCTTAATCGTGACACCGGCTCGTTGAATCAACTGTTGCGCTCTAGCACCAAGGATTGCGTCTGCGCCTAAGGTCTTAGCCTCGGCTTGCGCTCCTGCATCTAAAGCCACTGTGTAGAGGCTCTGAAGAGTCTTTACGCTTCGTGCGCTGTCGAAGTTGATGTAAGCGTCTACTGCTTGCTTAGCGGCTACTGGGGCATCGAGCATTGTTGAGCTGTTTACTGCGTGTGAGATTGCTGTGCCTACGCCGGTAATACTTGCTGCGAGTGCTGATTGAATAGCAGTCTTGTGCTTGGAAGCGAGAGCCTTTATTCGGTTCTCGTGGTCATTCCCTTTAGTAAGCAAACCTTTTGGGGTATCGCTTATCTGCGCTTTCACAACATCTTCAGCCCAAGCAAGAACGCTGTCTGGCATTGGGACTGTTCCCTTGACCAAGAAGTAAGCGTCGCTGTTTAGTTTGTCGGCTAGTTCTTCTTCAATCGTTACAAAGTCAAATGCTCGCCACTTGCCGGTCTTGTTACGAGACTTAACAAAGCGTGCGAACTCACGTAGTTCCTCGTCGTGTGCTGACTTGGCCTCTACCCTAGAAGTCGTCTCTTTGCTATCACCTTTGGGTGCTTCACTGAGACTCGGTTGCTCTTTGCCTTGGCTGACTTGGTTCGTGTTCTCTTGGTTGTCACTTGATGGTCCTGTCTGTCCGAGTGTTTCGCCTGTTGCGTCTGTGGTTAATTGTCCACTAAGGAATGTTGGGCCTTGTGCTGTGAGGATGAACGGCTCGTCGGCTTCGTTCATGTCAAACAACGGCATACCGAGTTCCCCACGAGAGTCGTTGAGGGTAAGCATTCCAGCGTTGACTGCGGTTGATAGCGCCTTGTAGCGGTTCAACTGATCCGTTGAGGATGCGTCGTTGGTGAGGCTGAAAGTAATGCTCTCGTCCATGCCGAGGTGCTGACGGCAAAGCGTGTTGACCATGTCCACAATGAAGTTAATCGTTGGCTTGGTAGATACTGTTTCGGCTGATTCTGTTTCGCCGTCGTGTGAGCCTTTGCCACCACCGAGTCCGGCACGAGCTACAACACCAACTTGTGATGGTGCTACTCCGAAGATTGCTGCAATACGCTTGGCGATGAACTCGTCATAGTCAGACTTGTACTTCTCGTCAATCTGTGTAGTCTGCACTACCTTCGCTCCACCTGGGAGTGAGCGGATTTGGTGACGGTTGGCAGTCATACCTGAGTAGTAGTCGTTCAGGATTCTGTCGTTGTCTGCGAGCTGCCATAGTTCTAGGGCGCTGTCAGTTTCAAGGAACATTGCTGGGGTTGATCCAGCCTTGTATTCAGCAAGTAGCCATTCTTGGCGGTTTACGTAAAGGTCGGTGTATTGAAGGCACTGCTCAACAGCAGAGAAGCCATAGAGCATCTTTGTCTGTGGGTGGCCAATGAATACGTTTAGTGAGTCTGATGGGCGAACTGGTCCACGCTGTTCTTGTGAGTTGAACTGAGCGTTTACTTCGTTAAGCGGTGAAGCTGTGAACTCGCCACGAGGGTAGCCCCATAATATCTGCTGGAAGGCAGGGTTAGGCCACGATGGAACTCGACCTTTGTCGTCACGTAGAATCTTGATTGTCGAAGGGTCAATCAGATCGAAGCCGAAGCATTCCCCACCAAGGTTGTAGTTAGGGTAGACCACCACTTCGTCGTACACCAAGTAGTCCCACATAGCCTGGCTAATCCATGAGCGCCAGTTCTTGTATTCCAGTGGGAATGGGTTGGCAAAGGCTTCAGTCATCTTGGCAACTTGGTAGCCAAAACGGTCACGAGCGATTGTCGCAGCCTTAGCGTGTGAGCAGTTCTCTTTTGCCATGATTTCGGCAATAGCGTCGTCAGATACCTCAAACGACCAGCCCATCTTGGTGATGTCGTCAATGCGAATAGTTATGCAACGAGAGATGATGTCTACGTTGCGAGCAGCCCATTCCAGTTTGCCGAATGGCGCTGGCTCTTGGGTAATCATTAAGTTCTCAGCAACTTGGTACTGAGTAATGCGTGGTTCAGCTCGACCTGTTACTGGGTTGACTGGGTCAATAGCACCTGGGAAGAGTGGAGTACCAGGGTTGAACGCTGCACCGAATACAGACTGTGGGCGTTGTAGAGGTGTTGCTGCTACGACCTGCTGTGCCATTACTGGAACGCCGGTCTGAACAGGTGAGCCTTGTAGTTGACCTGCTTGCATAGCCATAGCCATAGGAGCGCCAGCCTTGTTGAGTTCATCCATTACGCCCTTGACAATCTCGGCTGTCTTGTCTTTACGGCTGAATAAAGCCACGTCTACCTCTTTTGGAATTGGGGGAAGCCAGCATTGAGACTGTTAATGCGTTGTTCGGTTGCTGGGTTGAACTTGTGAAAGCAGACCTTACAAGCTGTGTCGGTCTTGAGATTTGATGCGCCACACTTAGGGCATGACTGTGATGATCCAGAGAACGCAAGGTCGAACTTGCTCATCTGGGTGGTAAGCGAGGTAATGCCGTGAACGAGAGCATCGAGGCGGTCTGGTGATTCCCCTGAGTCTGGGACCCATTCAATCATCTGTGTCTCTAATGCGCTGAGGTTGCCTATGTGTGAAACTCGGCCTTGCTCATAGAGCGATGCAATCGGTTCAGCACGAAGGCGTTTTCCGACCTTGGCTGTTACACCAATAACGTTCATGTGTGGGTTGATTTGTTTCAACGTGGTTTCGATAAAGTCGCCACCTTGATTCTTTTCAACTACCACTCGATCTGCTTGGTAATCCTCGTAAGCCATGTTGACTCGGTTAGACCAGCCCATTGGGGTGTCTTTGCAGCTCTTGTCTGCTATCACGTAGTAGCGACCATCGGCTCCTAGGCCAACAACAACAATTCCTGTTTCGTCACTATTCTCGCCTGATGTTACGGCTGGGTCAACGGCTACTACGACTCGTGTGAAGTCTGAGTAGTACTGCACCCTCTTATCGTCAATCATTGTCTGGGTAAATAATGCGCCAGGTGTGTCTAGTAGAAGTTCACCGTACAACTCTTGGCGACCAAGGCGTGTGCCTTCGTATCGTGACTTGAGTTCTGCCAGCGCAGCTTCAGACAGGTTTGCTGCATTATCGAAGGTGGAACCACGGGTAACGACTACAGAGCCGTCTGTGCGACTCATCCATTCTCGGATCAGTTTCGTTGGGCGAGGTGTGGTCGTGATGACCACCTGGGGATTACCAATGCGTAGTGCAGGGGCAAGTCCCTCAGTCCAGATTTCTTCGTATCTAAATGACGAGGCTTCGTCTAACCATGCGCCACTGAGGTTTAGTCCTCTGGCACGGTCAGGCTCGTCAGCTGATACAAGATGGATTCGTGAACCGTTGCTAAGGCTTATCTGCCCATTGCTTCGGTTGTAGAAGTCACCTTTGTCTTTACGTAGGTCAACTGCTTTAAGGAATCCTGATGGACCTTCAACGCAAGTTCGGCGTACGTCAGTAAATGTTGGGGCAACAATCGCCCACTCGGTATTGGGGTGGGTTCGGGCTTGTTCAGCCAGCCATCCAGCCCCTAGAAATGTTTTGCCAAATCCTCGACCTGAGATTACAAGCCAGATACGCCAGTCGCCTTCGGGTGGGAGTTGATTAGGTCGGGCAAGTGTGCGGTAGCGAGAGTTCTTTAAATCCTCAATCGCCTGTTGTGCTTCTAGTTCTTGCTCAGACTTCAGCAGAGTTCGGAGCAGTAGTAGCTCCTGCAGTCTCTGTTCTTCCGTTGTCTCCATTGGCCCCTAATTTCGCTTCTAGGCGTTGTATCTCTGCCTCTACTGCCCCAAGTGTTATGACTTCGTGCTTTGTAGGAGAATCAGTGCCGTTTAGTTTGCCCTTACGCTCAAAGATAGCCAGCGCACGATCTACTGCGAATAGAAAACCTTTGTTGTCATCTTCTGCAAGTGCCTTATCCAGTACCTTTTCAAGCAATAGGTCTAGGCGTTCGTTTTCTAGTTTGCGGTATTCCTCTACAGCTTCTCGTGGAATGGCTGCTAAGGCTCGCTGAACTCGCTCAAATGCGGTTGATTTAGAAACCCCTAGGTAGTCGGCTACCTTCTGGTAGGTAAGCCCGTTAGAACGCAGTTTAAGTGCCTCTGTGTCAAGAATCGCTTGCTCTTCTGTGCGGATAAAACCGCCTGGTGAAGTCTGTGTCATGTTCCGACACCTCTGTTCGGCGAATGGAGTGTGTCTTTTAATTGGACACAAAAAAGTCTAGTGTATCAAATGTACCACATCTTGTGGTTACACGCCATAGTATTACTACAGATTGTGGTGGTTACAGAAGTGTCTTAGGTTGAGCTTCAGCCCACGTTACTCGTGCCTCAATGATAGGCCAGTAGTCCTCAGTCATCTCGCAACCCATCCAGTTGAAGCCTTCAAGTATTGCTGCGACTGCTGTTGTGCCACTACCCAAGAATGGATCAAGAACTGTGCCGTTGGGTGGAGTGACAAGTTTGACTAGGTAGCGCATAAGTGCAATTGGCTTGACTGTGGGGTGGAAGTTTGCTACTGGTCGGTTGCGGTCTAAGCCATTAGCAACGTCTTGTGTGTATCCCTTAGCATTTGAACCACCTGGCTTTTCTGGCAAGCCCTCTAGCCCAGCGTTGCGTTCGGACTTACTGGCTTTAGCGCAGTAGAAGAAGCGTTGTGGCTCACCAAAGTATTCCAGCACTTCCTCACTACCGTCATGGATTACGTTGGCTGGCCAGCGACCTAATTCTTGTAATTTTCGCAATGACTCTTGTTGTTCAGGCCCTGACTC